GGTAACGGCGGAGGGCAAATGAATTCTTTAGGTAATTAAATTTTCGGGAGGGCTTCGTTTCGATGGACATTCAAGAGTGGGAGGTTAAAAAACTTCGATTGGCCGACTTGATACCCTGGCCGCGGAACCCCCGGAAGATAGGCCGGGAGGCATATGAGAGGCTTAAGGAGCGGATAATCGCCCGCGGCTGCAAATTTAAATGCCCCTTCTGCCTGCTGAGCGGCCTGAAGGGCTACCGGGAAATTCCGACCGAGCAGGTGGTCGAAAAAATCAGGCAGATACCCCGTGGCAGCATGGCGGCCATATTTGCTCCGGAGAGAACATCTCATTCCGGCTGGAATGAAATCAAGGCCGCGATCCGGGATCAGAGCATCCGGGACTACGGTAGCGACGCCCGGCTGGAAACCCTGGAAAAGGTAGACAGCGATTCTGTAATCATGGGTCTGGAGGGCGTCTCTTATCGTTTGAGAAAATCCATCAGGAAGAATTTTACCGACGACTTCATCATTGAAAAGATGAAAGATTTTTGTACCTCCGGAAAGCGGCTGAGATTCGGCGCTAAAATCAGTATATATTATATTGCCGACCTGCCCGGAGAAATCAATGAAGACTATAAAGAATTTCTGGATTTCATCCGCCGGATAGAATCAGAAAACTGGAGTCGGAACCTTTGCCTTGTCCCTGTGCTGAACCCATTAAGCCCCAAACCGTTTACGCAACTGCGGGATGCGGTAATTCACCCGTTTCGAAATTACCCGGCCATTTGGGAGAACATATTGCGAGGCGGGGATAACAACCGAAGGTGGGGCGTTCGCATCAAGGAGTACAAAGTTTGGGGGTGCTTCGAACGAACGGTTGACACAATCGTTCATCGCGGCGGATCGGAGGGGTATCAAATAATTGGAAAATTAAACGACAAACTTTTGCGTCAGGTTCCCGCCGACTGGGAAAGACAGGTTTTGGTGAGTAAGGAAATCTTAAAAGTTTGCGATAAAATAGGGTTGACACAAGAAAAATTATTGTACGAATACGATTAAATGGCGACAAATCAAATTAGTGTTGTCGGTGCGTGTGAGAAGGTCTACGGCATTACCCCGCGCCGCTATCAACAGTTGGCAAAAGAGGGTTTTGTGCCTGCCGGAGTTAAGGGCGAGATAGATTTCATTGCCTCCACGAAAGCGATAATCGAGTATTACCGAAAAAAAGCAGAGGGGTCGGGAAGCATATCATTAACTGATGAACGGACGCGGCTGACAAAATTACAGGCTGACCTTGTGGAAAGGGAACTACGGGAAAAGGATAGCGAGCTGCTTCCCTTTGAGCAAGTCAAGGCGGACTGGCTGCGGTATTGCGGTGCGGTAAAGGCGCGGCTGCTCAACCTCCCGACAAAATATGCCCCGATATGTTTTGGCAAAACGATAGCCGAAATCAAAGAAACAATCGAGGGTGGAATTCACCAGGCGTTAGCGGAATTGGTACAATTAAAATATGACGAGCAATCAAAGACTGTGGTCCGAGGTGGCGAGCATCTTCACCCCGCCGTCAAAAATGACGGTAAGCGAATGGGCGGACGCCGAAAGAGTATTAAGCCCAGAATCAAGCGCGGAGCCGGGAAAGTGGCTGACAATCCGGGCACCGTATCAAAAGGGGATGATGGACGCCTTCAACGATCCGCTGATTGAAATGGTGGTGTTGATGACCAGCTCACAAATCGGGAAAGCACTGGCTATTGATACGCCGTTACCTACACCAAGCGGGTGGAAGGTAATGGCTGATATACAAATCGGGGATTTACTTTTTGACCAAAACGGCAATCAATGTGAAGTTACTTTTGCAACAGATATTATGTTTGATAGGCCGTGCTATTCTGTGCGATTTTCGGATGGGAGTGAAATTATTGCAGATGCCGAACATCAATGGTGTGTTGAGTCGGAATTAAAAATAATTCCCGCAATTCGTTCTCTTCGTGGAACCGGCAAGGGTTGTGGTAATAAGGGTTGGTTAAGTAAAGGAATTTCGTGTGGTATTCTTATGACAGAACAAATAAAAGAAACCTTACATTGTTGGAAAAACAGAAATACGTATGCTGTGCCAGTTGCCAAAATGCTTCAAATATCGGGTAGAGAACTTCCGATAGATCCATACGCACTCGGTGTTTGGTTGGGAGATGGACATTCTTATTCTCCACAAATTTCGTGTTCAGAAAAAGATATTGAAGTCGTCGATTATTTGCGTTCTTGTGGTTTAATAGTAGAAATTCGCAATGAGAAAACCTGTAAAAATCTCAAATTAAAATTACCAGAAAAAGAAAACGGATCATTAAGTTGTAGGTTGCGAGAGATGAAACTTTTGCGTGGAAGTAGTAGCACCGACAAGAACAACAGAAAACACATACCACACGAATATCTTTGGGCGGGAACCAAACAACGGCTTTCTTTATTGCAGGGTTTAATGGATACAGACGGAAGCATATCGGAAAATGGGAGGTGTGAGTTTTCAACCACATCAAAAGAAATTGCTGATGGTGTTGATGTTTTATTGTCTTCGTTAGGAATTAAGCACACAATAAAAACAAAAATTCCAACCTGCACATATAAAGGGGAAAAAGTGATTGGTAAAAAAGCATACAGGTTTTCATTTTTGGTGTATAACGAAATCCCGATTTTCAGACTTAAAAGAAAACTTGGAAAATTACCATCAAGAGAAGGCAGAATAACCACCGAAACAGAAAGACGAAGAATCATTAAAGTAGAAAAAGTAAAATCAGTTCCAGTTAGGTGTATCCAGGTAAACAGTGAATCTCATTTATATTTAGCTGGCAAGCAAATGATACCAACACATAATACCGAATGCCTGAACAATATGCTGGGTTATGTCATTGATAAGGAACCATCGCCCATTTTAATTGTTTACCCAACCCTCGAAATGGGGCAGGCGTGGAGCAAGGACAGACTATCGCCGATGCTCCGGGATACGGGCTGTATTCAGCGAAAAGTGTCGGACGTTGCCAGCCGGGAATCAGAAAATACTATCATGCATAAAGGCTTCGACGGAGGGCATCTTACAATATCCGGCGCAAACTCCGCGGCTTCGCTTGCCTCCCGGCCGGTCAGGGTGGTTTTGTGTGACGAGGTTGACCGCTATCCGGTTACAGCCGGCACGGAAGGCGATCCGGTCAGGTTGGCTTTCAAGCGGTGTGCCACATTCTGGAACCGGAAGAAGTTGGTTACATCCACTCCGACTGTCCGCGGCATCAGCCGGATTGAGCGGTTCTGGGATGAATCTGATAAGCGGCTGTTTTACGTTCCCTGCCCGCATTGTGATGTCTACCAAGTTTTAAGCTGGAAAAATGTGCGGTGGCCGAAAGCAGAGGATGGGTCGTATCAAACAGACAAGGCGTGTTACATCTGCGAGTTTTGCCAAAAGCCGATTACGGATGGCGACAAGCCCGGCAGTCTGGCAAAAGGTGAATGGCGTAAAACGGCGCAATCAAAAGGAGTCGCCGGTTTTCACATAAACGAATTATATTCGCCGTGGGTTTCGTTCCGGGAAATGGCTGAAGATTTTTTGGAGGCGAAGAAATCACCGGACACCTTGCAGGTATTCATCAACACCTCGCTTGGCGAGGTCTGGGACGAGTCCGGAGAGACAATCAGCGATGAAGGGCTGATGGCCAGGCGGGAGCAGTATTATGCCGAAATACCGGAAGAAGTTGTTGTTTTGACCTGCGGTGTGGACGTTCAGGATGACCGCATTGAGGCGGAAGTTGTCGGCTGGGGGCCGGGCGAGGAGTCCTGGAATGTAGTCAGCCAGATGTTTCACGGAGATCCAGCCAAGCCGGAAGTCTGGCAAGACCTCGATTTGTTTCTGCAAAAGGATTTCCAGCATGAGGTCGGCTGTAAATTAAAAATTGCCTGTACCTGCATCGACTCCGGCGGTCATCATACCCAGGCGGTTTATTCTTTCGTAAAGCAACGGCAGCACCGCAGGATATTTGCCGTCAAAGGTAGCAATCAGCCCGGGCGTCCAATCGTCGGCCGCTACACCACCGGGAATAATATGCGAGTCAAACTATTCCCAATTGGCACAGATACGGCAAAGGAGCTGGTCTATGGCCGGCTGAAGATAGAGAGTCCCGGACCATCTTTCTGTCATTTCCCAATTGACCGGGACATGGAATACTTTAAGCAACTCACCGCGGAGAAGATGGTGCAAAAGTTTTCGATGGGTAAGTTGACCCGAAAATGGGTGGCGGTCAGAAAGCGCAATGAAGCGCTGGATATGCGGATTTACGCCACGGCCGCGCTGTATATTCTCAATCCAGATTTTGATGTATTGAGCCAAATCATCAAAGAGCAAGCGGAAGAAATAGAAGCGCACGGCAATACGCCGCAGCCGGAGACTGAATTAAAGACTGCGGATGACGGCCAGCGCGAGTCTGTTGACCGGGTAAGGCAACGCCGCCACAATGCGTCTTTCACCCGCGGCTGGCGGTAGTTGCCAGGCACTTGACAAAGGAAAAGTCGGGGGTTATGATAAAAGTAGCCAACATCGAATTGTCAGGAGATGCGATTAAAGACCTGCCGCCGGATAAGGTGAACGACATCCTTTGGGCGGTCTCGAAAATGATACGATTTGCGAAAGAAGAATTTATCGGCAACGTTCAATTCAATTTCTACAAAGGCGGAATTACAAACGCCAACAATTCATATAGCGATAAACCGGAGCATAGGACGTAAAAAATAACCAGAATCTAATTTAAGCGGTCGGGACACTGGTAAAAAACCAAGCCCACTTTGCGGCATAACGCCGTAGAGTGGGCTTTTTTTATTGCTAAAACGGAGGCAGAGGAATGAAAAGGATATTCTGGTCATTAAGTGCAATTCTGTTGTTTTACGGCATTGGTGCGGCGGCCACAATCTACCAGACGATACCCACCCCGAAAATTACCTATTCCGATTATGTCGGTCTCAAGGTGGCAAGTGATGAGACGTTGGTGGACACCACAATTCTGGACAGTGGTTTAACCCGGCAGGTAAGCGTCGTGGGTAAAAGCAACGTGGCGGTCCAGGTTCAAGGCACGTGGTCAGGCACCCTTTTGTTTGAGGGCAGCAATTCGGACACCCCAACCGCCGCCCCGACCTTTGTTTCCCTGTATGCCATTGAACCCAATGACGGCACGGTAGCCACCAGCACAACCGACAATGGCGTATTTATTGTTTCGGTCGGCGGGTTGAAAACTTTCCGGGTGCGTTCTGAAACATCCGCCTGGACGGGTAAGGCAACGGTTAAGATGCAGACTTCGGAGGGCGCCTATCGGCCAACCACACAAGCCGTTTCAGGCACCGTTACCGTAACCCCGTCCGGCACACAGGCAGTCAGTAACCAGGCATTGACAGACGCGCAGGATACCAACACCGGAATTTTTATCAAACAAAAATCCAGCGAAGTTTTTGAGGTAAACGATAATAATAGCTCCTTGACCGTGGACAATCAAACCCTGACAGATGGCGCGGATTTGAATACTGGCATTGTTGTGCGCCCATCTACCGCCGCGTCCTGGGGTGTTACCGGCACCTTCTGGCAGTCAACGCAGCCGGTAAGTCTGGCCGATGCACAAAGTAACGACACCGGCATTTATACCCGCCCAAAATCCGGTCAAACCTGGCCGGTCTCTAATCAGACGCTGACGGACGGCGCAGACTTAAATACCGGCATCGTGATTCGGCCGGCAACTGGCGCAGAATTCACCATATCCGGGACGGTTCAAGCCGACACCGTGATAGTGGACAGTCCGCTCGGTGTTGATATTCACTCAATGCCAGCTATTACCGGAGCCGTAACCGTAAGCGGAAGTGTCAACGTGGACTCACCGCTGGTGGTAGACGTCCACACAATGCCGACGACAACCGTCACCGGAGCTGTTACCGTATCTGGCACAGCCACAACCACACCTGTCGCCGTACTGAGTGAGGTTTGTTATAGCGATACCGCTAAACAGATAAAGGGTTCCGCCGGCACAGTTTATGCCATTTTGGTATCCGGGGTTGGCGTAACCGCCGGGGACACGGTGATGATTAAAAACAGCACAGATAATTCTGGCACGTCTTTAATTACCATTGTGGCTGACGCCGTAAATGGCACGTGGGCGTTCTATCCATCTGTTGGAATTACTTATACTGCGGGCATTTACTTTGATGTTTCCATAACAGGCGGAGATTTCACGGCAACGGTAGTTTATCAATAGGGAAAATTATGAGCGTGACTATTCCAGAAGGCGAACCGCTTACCATTATAGCGGGTGACTATATTCAGTGGTATCGGACTGATTTATCCGACTATCCGTCAAGCGAATATACCCTGAAATATATGATTTACAACACCTCGAAATCATACGAAGTCACCGCGGCTGCATACGGAAGTCAGTATTTAGTCACCATTGCGACGACCACTTCCGATGACTATACGGCCGGCTCCTATAAATGGGACGCCTATGTCAGTAAAACCGGAGTCCGCTATAAAGTGGATACTGGATATATCACGGTTAAACAGGACACCGGAGCATTAACTGGCGGGACAGGGTACGACTATTCCTCGACCGTCAAGACGATTTTTGACGCGATTGAGGCCGTCATTCAGGGCAGGGCAAGCAAGGACCAGGAAGAATTTGCGATAGCCGGCCGGAGCCTGAAACGGACGCCGATTGCCGACCTTCTGAAATTAAGGAACTTTTATAAGGCGGAATACGAACAAGAATTGAGAGCCGAAGCCATTGATTTAGGCGACCAGCCAAGCGGCAAGGTGCGCGTTAGATTTGTGGGGCCGAGATGAGCATATTCGCAAATGTCCTGGACCGGATGGGGTTCACGCCGAAGGTAAACGTTCGCAGATCCTATGCGCGGGGCTGGAGCGCGGCAAACCAAGACCGGCTCACAAACGACTGGCAAACGACATCCTTGTCGGCGGACGGGGAAGTAACGGGCGGGAAACGGAAAATAATCGTTGCCCGCAGTCGGGATTTGTGGATGAACAACGACTACGCGAAGCGCTACATCGACATGGTTTCCACGAATGTTGTCGGACCGGATGGTGTTGTCTTACAAAACAAGGCATACGACATTCCGCCGACCGTAAAGCAGAAGGGCAAATTAGACGAGTGGGCGAATTATCTGATTGAGGATGCGTTCTGGCGCTGGGGCGAGAAATACTGCGATGTTACCGGGACGTTGAGCTGGCTTGATTTGCAGCGGCTGACAGCCGAAACCGCGGCACGGGACGGCGAAATATTTATCCGCAAAATCAAGAGCTTCCAGAATCCGTTCAAATTCGCCATTCAGGTTTTGGAGACCGACTATTGTCCGGACGATCTTAACGTGCTCGAACTCCCCAACGGAAATCGCATCGTGATGGGCGTTGAGCTCAATAAATGGGGTCAGCCGGTTGCCTATTACTTCACCGCGAGGCATCCCGGCGACAGCGAATACCTTTATTATCTTGATAAATACCTGCGAATTCCGGCAGAAGAAATCGACCATATTTTCTTAAAAACCCGGCCTGGACAGACGCGGGGCATCCCCTGGCTGGCTGTGGCAATGACCCGCTTAAAGATGCTGGGCGCTTATGAAGAAGCGGAAGTTATAGCGGCACGGGTAGCGGCCTGTAAAATGGGTTTTTTTCAGAGCGAGCCGCCGGAAATCGGAACGGGGAAGGCGTATAAGGGCGACGCAAAGGATTCCGATAATACGCCAATTACAGAAGCAGAACCCGGCATATTAGAGGAGTTACCGCCTGGCCTGAAATTTCAGGCGTGGGACCCGCAGCATCCGAATAGCAATTTTGGGATTTTTATGAAATCCGTCCTGCGTGGGGTTGCTTCTGGGTTGGGTGTCTCATACAACACGCTGGCCAACGACCTTGAAAGTACAAGTTATTCGTCTGGCCGCATTGGAGTCCTTGACGAGCGGGATTCCTGGCGCAAAATCCAGCGCTGGTTTGTTTCCGCGCTCCACCAGAAAATTTTTGAACCCTGGCTTGAAATGGCTTTGTTGACCAGCCAGATTCCGTTGCCGGTCAGCAAAATGGACAAGTTTAACCAGGCGACCTGGCATCCGCGGGGTTTCGATTGGGTCGATCCGCAGAAGGATGCCACCGCCACGATTGAGTCAATAAACTTCGGCCTGAAAACCCGAACCCAGGCGTTAGCAGAAAAAGGACTTGACCTGAACGAGCATTTTGCACAACTGGCCGAAGAAAAACAACTGGCCGAACAATACGGGCTTGAATTTATCGCGCCCGGCCAGAAAACACAGCCGACCGACCAACCACCGGCGGCCCAGGAATAAGGAGCGATTATGTCAAAGGAAAAGGGTGATGCCGGCGCACTCAAGATACTGAAATCGCTGGTGCACAAGAAACAAGAGCGCATCTTCACCTTTGAAAAGTCCACCATTGACGAAGAAGCGCGGACGGTCGAGCTGTCGTTTTCGTCTGAAGAACCCGGCGAACGGTTTTACGGCATGGAAATCCTGGACCACCAGGAAACATCCGTCAGGTTGCAAAGGCTGAATGACGGCGGCGCGGCTTTATTTAATCACAATACCGATGACCACGTCGGCGCAATAGAATCGGAAACGGCTCACATTGACACCGGCTCCAGGAAAGGGCGGGCGAAGGTGCGCTTTGGAAAAGGCGTGCTGGCAAGTGAGAAGTTTCAGGACGTGAAGGACGGGATTCTTCGCAACGTGAGCGTCGGGTATTGGGTTCACAAGATGGTGATGGAAAAAGAGGTCGGGGGCGTTAAAACCTATCGGGTAACCGACTGGGAGCCGCTGGAAATCTCTTTTGTGACCGTGCCGATGGATGCGTCGGTAGGCGTCGGCAGAGCGGCAGATGGGGACTCATCCAAAGTTTTAGGCGCGGATGGGGAAGTGGTTCACGAAGAAGCGGCTCCAGCAGCGGGCGACCCGCCTCCGGCAGAGCCAGAAAAGGAGAAAAAAATGGATAAATGCGTAAAGTGCGGTACTTTGCTGGTCGATGGCGCTTGCCCGACCTGCAAGGCGCTGGAAGCGCGGAATAAGGAAAACTCCGAAATCCTCGCTATCGGCAAAAAGTTCGGCAAGGACGTTGACGCCGCCGAATATGTTGCAAGCGGCAAGTCCGTAGCCGAATTCAAGGATGCCATAATTGCCGGGATGAAGGAAACCCCGACCGTTACGGTTATCAAGGACGAGGCGGACAACAAGAACAAGGTCAATCAGGGCTGGAAGCATTTCGGCGAATTCCTGCAAGCGGTTGCCTCTGCGGAAAAACGCGGCGGAAGCATGGACAATAGGTTAGTCCGGGCTGCTGCTGGAATGGGTGAATCCGTGCCGTCTGACGGAGGTTTTCTCTTACAGGACACCTTCACCACGGACCTGCTCAAACTGACTCACGACACCGGAGTCCTGTACCCGCTCTGCCGCCGGATTCCCATCGGACCGGGAAGCAATAACCTTTCGGCGCCAGTAACTGACGAGACCAGCCGAGCCACAGGTTCACGGTTTGGCGGCTTGCAGATGTATTGGGATGACGAAGGAACGGCGGCCACAAACAAAAAGGTGAAATGGGCAAAGCTGGAAATGAAGTTGCACAAACTTCATGGGCTTTCTTACGTCACCGAGGAAATGCTTCAGGATGTTTCGCAGCTTGAGGCAATCGTAAAGGGCGCTTTCGCAGAAGAAGCAAACTTTATGATTGACGACGGGATTATCAACGGCACGGGCGCGGGCGAAATGCTCGGTATCCTTGCCGCCTCATGTCTCGTCAGCCAGGCCGCCGAAACCGGACAGACTGCGGATACGATTCTGTCGGAGAACGTTATCAATATGTATTCGCGGATGCCGGCTCGGAGCCTGAAGAACGGAATCTGGCTTTGCAATAACGAAGCGTTTCCGCAGCTGTGCCAGATGTACACGGCGGTTGGTACTGGTGGCGTTCCGGTTTTCACGCCTCCGGGTGGCATTTCAACCGCTCCTTTCGGGACGCTTTTTGGCCGACCGATTCAGTATGTTGAACAGTGCGCGAAGTTGGGCGACCTGGGCGACATTGTTTTCGCTGATTTGAGCCAGTATCTTATCATCGAAAAAGGCCAGCTGGAAGCCGCCGGAAGCATCCACGTCCGCTTCATCTACGACGAAATGACCTACAAATTCACGGTGCGGATAAACGGGCAGCCGATTCCGAGAAGTGCGCTGACTCCTTACAAGGCGACCTCCGGAAGAACTGTTAGTCCGTTTGTCGCATTGGCGGCTCGGTAAGAAGGGGGTACTGCTGTACCCAAACGGGGGCGGTTATCAAATTACCGCCCCCACAAACAAGAACTTGAGGAGGAGAATATGGGTAAAGGAATCTGTTTGCCGGAAGAAGGACACATAGTCCCAATCCTTCCGCCTATCGATATGGCCGGAACGTCCACCCGGACTTCCCTTTATGTCAACATGGAGAATTACAGCCATTGCGACATAATCCTGGGAATCGGTGTATCTGCTGGTACTGCAACGGCGATTTTGTATGAATCGTCTGACGGTAGCGGTTCAAGCGTTACCGCTATTGCGGCCAGTTACTACGCGGAAGAAACAACCACCATTGATGTGCTGGGTGCCAGGACTGCCCTGGCAACGACAGGGCTTACGATAGCGGCCACAAGCAACATCTTCTACGTTATCAGCGTAGACTCAGATCAGCTGAGCGCCGGCTATCCGTACATCAACCTGCGGCTCTCGGCGCTGGACAACACGACCGTTACCTGTGCCTATGCGGTGTTGACGGGCGCAAGGTACGGAGCCGACCAGAGCGCGACGGCTCAATAGTGTAATTTATCGGGCGGGTAGTCATTCGGCTGCCCGCCCGCGGGGAACCGCTCCGAAAAGCCTAATTCTGGCTATGGAATGGAGGTAGAAAATGGGAATTGCAAAAGTCAAGTCCAAGTGGACAAGTGGCGGGCTGGTGTTCACGTCCAGCTCAATGGGAACCAACATCCCTGCGATTGCTTCTTATGGCTACACCGACACCGCGGCAAACGAGCTGGGAGTAGCATTTTACGCGGAAACGCACCTGACCGGAGTTCTGGCCGGGACGCTTTACGGGTCCGGTTCCTGGATTAACATTGATTCCGCTGCAACGCCTGGCTCGAATATGATTTGCGCTCAGGACAATGGCATCTATGTTGATGCCGCGCCCACCATTACCAGCGCAAAACTGGTAATTGGTATGCGAATGGAAGTCATCGTAGCGGACGGAGCCGATCCGGGTGAATTGTATTTGTTCAGCACCAACATATACGACAACGCGCTGACGGCCATGTTCGACATCAACGCCAAGGTTGATGCCGGCTGGATCACCGGCGCGGCCACAACGACGACCACAGGCCACATCCCGTTGTTCAAGGAAGCCAGCACAGGTACGGTCTTTTACGTCAACGTCTACACCGGCGGGTAATTTCGCGGGCTTTGGCGGTTGAGCCAAAATCAACCGCCTTCCGGGGAGGTAAATGGAGCTGAAAGTGTTTGAACGGATCATCCTGCTGAATGTTCTCCCGAGAGAGGGCGATTTCACCACCCTCAAGATCATCCGCAAGCTGCGGGAGGATTTAAGTTTTTCCGAAGAAGAACATAAAGCATTGCAATTCAAGCAAGAGGATGGGAAGGTATTGTGGGTGGCTGAAGCGGACATTGCCAAGCCGGTTGAAATAGGCGAAAAAGCAAAAGAAATTATCCGCAATCGGTTTAAGGAATTGAGCGAGCAGAAAAAACTGAAAGAAGAACACTTGCCACTTTACGAGAGGTTCGTGGAAGGATTGTTTAATGGGAGCTGAAAGCGCCGCTGACAGACTGGCCATGTTAGGCACCGATGATTTCGGGACTGCCGCCACAATAAGCAGCTCAACGGTCTACGGGATTTTTGACGACGCCTATCAAACGGTGATTGAGGCGACCGGAGAAGTGGCAACGACAGCGCCGCAGTTCCTTTGCCGGACGGCTGACGTATCAAGCGTCGCGCAGGGGAATACGATAACCATAAATTCCATTGCTTACAAGGCAATAAGTATAGAATCCGACGGGACAGGCATGACCACGATTCAGCTTTCGAGGGATTGATATGGCGAAAAACATTCGGCAACAGATTATTACGAAAGTTGACACGCTTCTGAAAACCATTACGGTTGCTAATGGTTACGAGACGGCGCTCGGCTCAAAGGTTTATGAGTGGCGCGAATATCCGATTGATGATGATGCGCCGCCGGCTTGCGTTTATAAAGATACCGACGATATTTCAATGTTTGCGACTAACCAATGGAAACATTCATTGAAATTGGAGATATTGTTATACGGTAATACCGCTTCGCAGGTCAGGCAGATGATAGCCGATGTCATCAAGGCAATCGGTACAAAAACGACCTGGGATGGTCTGGCGCTGCGGACCGAACCCATCGGAGAGGACACCGGGGCGGAACACAAAAACAAGCTGGTGTTTGTCAGCCACCTCTCGTTCCAAATTGACTATGTTTCCACCTACTGGTCGGCCTACTAATATGGGGAAAAATGGAAGAACCGCTTGGAATATTGTGCCAATCGTGTCATAAAAGAGGAGGATTTCATGGCTGAATATGGGATTGTAACAGCGGTGGAGGTAAAACCGGCGGGGTCTGCCATCGTGGTTCCTGCGACCGGGGGAAGCATAACCATCGGCTCGGCGGTCATCCCGGTGCATTGTGTCGGTCAAATGAACCCGTTCAGCCAGGTGGCCGGTCCGGTTTCCGCCTCTGGCCGGATTGATTTCGTTTACCAGTTGGACACCTTGCCGACCTTAGCCATCCCGGATGGGACCAGCAAGCAATTAAACACATTTGATGTGACCATCGGGACGTACAAAATCACGACCTGCAAAATGACGAATTTTACCCTCAACGCTTCAATGGATGATGTCGTCAAGGGTTCATTTTCGTTTCAAGGGCTGGTTTTCTCTACCGGGAATACAAATCCGACTAAACCGACCGCCGTTCCTGGCTACAAATCCTGGACGTTGGTAGCATCAAACCTCGGCACATTTCAGGCCATTTCTATTGACTTGACGATAGACAACACCGTCAAACCGATTCACTATATGGGCGCATCTTCACCGGCCAGGAACCCGCAGTATTTAGCGGAGGGTTTTCAGTCCATCAAGTTCAACGCGAAACTTGCCTCGCTGCCAACCTTGCCCGCCGATATTACGGCTGACGCTTTGGCCGCCATTGCCGCACCGACATTCGTATTCACCGATAGCGCGGCAGTTGCAAACACCCTTACCATTACCTTTACAAACGCTCTGGCTGAAGAATTGAGCCAGGACCTTGACCCGGAAGATTTGGTGCGCTACGGCGTCAATTACTCTGCTGAAGCGGTAGCGTTTACATAAGAGAGGGGAAACATGGCTGAATATGGAATAGTAACCGCGGTGGAGGTGGACCCAACAGGAGCGGATGCCATTATCATACCCGCGACCGGAGGGAACCTTACAATTGGGTCAGCGGTAATACCGGTACATTGTGACGGCGCTATGCCCTCGTTTTCGGATACATCCGGCATAGTCAATATATCTGGCCGGATTGATTTTATTGTCCAGGGGATGGATTTGCTTAATCTGGCAATCGCCGCGCAAGGGGCGCAATACACTACCTTTGACGTTACGGTCGGCACTTACAAGATAAGCACCTGCAAGATGACCAACCTGACCCTGAACGCCAGCATCGACGATATTTTCAAGGGTTCATTTTCCTTTGTTGGTTTAACGTGGGGAACCACCACAAACCCGACCTTGCCGACCACGGTCCCAGGATACCAGACTTGGATAATGACCACAACTAACCTCGGCACATTCTCTGCGGCCTCTGTTGATATTACGATAGACAATGCGATTAAGGCCGTGCATTACATGGGCGTCGGTGGAGATAACGACCGGCTTCCGCAGTATCTGGCCGACGGGTTTCAGTCTATCAAATTTAACGCAAAACTGGTCAACATTCCGACCGTTCCGGCTGACATTACGGCAAACGCCTTGAGTTTGACTATTGACCCGACGATTGTTTTCGTGGACAACGCGGCCGGGACAAACACAATGACCATTACTTTTACCAATGCGGCGGCATCTGACCTTTCGCAGGATTTAGACCCGGAAGATTTGGTAAGGTACGGGCTGACCTATGAATGTGAAGATATAGCCTGGGCGGTAGCATAAAAAAGGGGGGGGGAGGATGGAAAAAATCGTAACAATCGGAGATAAGCAATACACCCTGCGGCCTTACGGCATTGAAGCATGGCGGAAGATTGGCAAGGCAGCATGGAAAGGCAAGGAATTGGACACGATAGAGTACGCCCTGGTCAATGTTTTCTACTCGATTTCCGCCTGGAATTTGAAGGACGGAGATAAGGACCTGCCCGTCACCTGGGAAAACTTCGAAAGATTTGTCCCGCCGGCGCACGTTCAGGAAATGGTTTTAATCGCAGAGGCGGTCAATGGCCTGACCGAAGAAGAAAAAAATGTGTTACCCGGTCAATCTGCGATAGCTTAGGTTGGCCGGAAGCGATTTACAAGGGTATCAAGGCAGCGCAGGAGAAGAAAAAGAAGGCGGGGGTTGTCCACGTACCGGAACTGACGGAATACTACCTCTGGAAGCGCTTTGGCAACGATTATAAGGATTGGAATATGCACGAGATTGCGGTCAGAGGGCTGGCTGAGGACATCATTTACGAACACGAAAAGACGATAGCGGGGAGAAAGTAAATGGCGATGGGCGGAACGGCGGCAAAACTGGAAGTTCTTATATCCGCACGGGATGAGGCAACCAAAAAATTGATGGGGCTGACTAAAGCCGTTGAGGAGTCAGCCGCCCGGATGCGGAAAATCGGGCTTGGGATGATGGCAATCGGCACGGCCAGCAGCGCCGCGATTGGCTTATCCCTGCGAGCCGTGATTGCCTACAATGAAGAATTACTCCGCCTTTCCAAAATCACCGGGATGTCAATAGAGGACACGCAGAAATGGCGCTATGCCATTACGCAGTCCGAAGGCAATTTTGAGGCGTTGACGCAAGTTTTCTTGAAATTGAATGATGTCCGGGGCAAGGCATTAAGTGGCGGCAAAGCACAGGTTAAGGCATTTCAGGATTTGGGTGTTTCCTTGACTGGCACCGGGAACAAAGCGAAAACAACCACCGAAATCTTGCTTGAATTATCAGATAAACTCAAAACCGGCAAGGCGTCTGAAGAAGGGCTGGCCAACGCAATGGAGTTAATCGGCATCCGGGGCGGCAGGACCCTGCTGCCATTCTTACGGGAAGGCAAGGAGAGAATCGTCGCCTTGATGACCGAGGCGGAGCGCCTGGGGCTTATTTCTACCGCCGAATCGCAAGCTATCGATGCCCTGGGCGACCGAATATCCGCATTGACCTTGCCGCTGATGAAACTCCGGGCTTCTTTTGCTACCGCCGTTGCTCCGGCATTAGAGCGGTTTGCGGATTTGGTCGAGCGGGTGATGAATTGGTTTGATAGACTTTCGCCTTCCACCAAAACATTCATTTCTAACCTTGCCCTTTTGGGTTCCGCGCTATTAGTGGTGGCCGGAGCCGGGCTGGTATTTAAGGGATTTCTGGCTGGCCTGGCCGTGTTCAAGTGGGCGACCCTTACGTCTGCCTTTGAAACCTTTGCCCTGAAAATCATGTATATGGTAAACGGTCTCAAGGCATTTTCCCTTGCGGCGGTTAAGGCCGTCGGATGGGCGGCAGCCATTTATGCCGTGATTGAAGCGGAAATCCGGTTAATCAACGCCGGGACTTCCGGCATCTTCAAATTGATGCAGGCATACGAAACGCTGCGGGGACGGGGTAAAGGGCAGGCGGCAACGGATTATGGCGAGCAGTCAAAGAAATATTGGGATTTGGCAATCAGTCCCAAATCCCAGGCCTGGGAAGAAATATTTAAGCCGATGGTTAATACCTTCGTCAACGCTATATCTTCAATGGCCGAGGCCGCAGAAATGCCCGGCGATAAACTGAAAAAAAGTTTACAGTCAGCCGGGGATGAGGTTGACAAGCAATTCGGCGCAGGGTTCGGCAAATCCCAATTCGGCGTCGAAGGATACGTCCCGGCGCTTATGGGCGTATCCGGCGGATTTACGGGGACGGTCAAGCCGGGATTGAACGTTTTGAACTTTACCATATATGCCGATGACCGTAAAGTCGGTGAGGCGGTACAAACGGCGCTTAACAAGACAATACATTGATGTGGAAACGTTGCTTTTTTCTGGGGGTTTTAATTATGGCCGTTAGCGCATCCGTAGTCTTTGGCGGCAAGCCGACACTTGGTGTAATCAGCCACGCCGGTTTTGCAATGGAGCAGAAGGGGAAGGATGTATTGACTTCCCTTGACCAGAATTTATTTTATGAGCCGAATTCTGGCGCGGTGATGCTCCGGCCTGACCTGGAATTAAAATCAATGGGCGGGTCAAGCCCAAGCTGGACTGACGGAGATGCTTCGGCGGTGACGGCTACCGGCGGCTCCTGGGAATTGGTAACCATGCCCGGTATGCCGGAATTGAAATTGCTACATCAAAAGGACACGACTGCATCGGAGTGGAGCCTTGTTAGTACATCAAATTTCGGTGAAAACCAGGGATTTCTGGTGTACTGGTTGAAACATGTCACATCATCGGATTTGGATGATTCTTCTATCTGGTTTGCGGCTATCAAGGAATCGTATAGTTCAATCTGGGTAAAAATACATCCCAGAGAAAAAATTGATATTTATCGTATTTATGACGGAATAACCACACATTGGGAGCGGGAAATACCTATAAACTTTTTACCAACCGATAGCCAAAAAGAGACAACCTTTTTGGTTGGGTTTTACGTGGGCGATTATCTCATTTTGGGTATCAACGGATTGGAAAACACACTGGCAATTAAAATTCAGGGGTTTGAATACGGAACTGATGCCAATGGAAACAAGTATCCCGTTTTGACTTCGGTAGATGTTCTTCCGCCATATGCTGGCAGCCGCTTTGAAGTTTGGGGGTCTGGTGCTGGCGTTTTCGGATTCCGGCGCATGAAATACAGCGTATCCACGACCACCCCACCTTATTCAGGCAAACTCATTTCCCCATATTTCATGCCCGGAGTCAGCCCCTCCGCTTCTACTGTTGCAAAAATTACTAAGTCTATTCAACCGACCGGAAGTTCTATTCTCGGTGCTTTTAGTGACGGAAAACCAGTAGAGCTCGAAGGTGTTGGCGGGAGCGGGGCGTTAACCGGAAGAATAAGATATGGCTTTATCTTTCGCGGGAACGGTAATGTTACCCCATATGCCTATAATTGGCGCATAAAAGACCCCTTAACCCGCATTACCGCCGATGGCTCAACGCAGACACTGACAAGTGACGTCCTTTATTACCGGGAAGATATTACCGGCAATAAGGATGGCTCATTTGGCGATTGGACGTCCAACTTCAAGATAACCTGTTATTCCACCTATTACGACACGGTGTTTACCAGCCGAAACGCGAAGATGGTTATTTCCCTGAATCCCGGAACCGGCGCAACACAGCGGTGTACCCATTTTGCGGATACCCTGACCGTCAACAGGGAAGATTTGGGGACGTTTGAATTAGAGGTTGCCGGTCAAAGCGTAGTCAAACGGCTGAAATTAACCCCAATTTTACGGGCGGAATCTTTTGACGACAGGAGCTGGCGGCATGGCGATTTAATGAAATACCTTTGCTATAATCTGGGCGGAGTCACGATAGTTAATTCCGCCGGTAGCGTCTTATCCGCGTCCGATTATTCCTCTGACCCGCTATTGCCGATTTCCCAGGAAAAAGACCGCGCAAACTGGCAATTTAACCCCGGCACGTCAATCTGGGACGCGATGAATACGGTCAGGGAATACTCCGGATGGGCATTGTATCCAGACAATTCCGGGCAAATAGTTTACAAGGCAATGCCGACATCTGCGGCGGATGCCAATTGGACTATTGCCATAGGCGACGTCGGCCTGAATGTCAAATACACCATCGGCGATTTGGCTCGCACCCGGTTTATGGTTTTGGGGCAGGCGGGGTCTGATGACTCTGCCGGGCGGTTCAAAAAGGGTGATGGTTTGTTAGTTTACAAAACAAACTCTACCCTTGAAACAGAGATGGGTGAAAGCCGTCCGTTGTGGATTTTTGACCCAGCCTTGTCCAGCGTCGCCATAGTAAACAAGATGTGCAATCAGCTTTACGATTATTACACCAGCCTGCACAAAATCATATCCTTCAATGTTACCGATTTTAAGGCATACAAAACGATGCAATTATACCAGGTGCTGTCAATTACGGATAGCAAGGTTCCAGATGTTGACGGCAAGTATTTAATTACCGGCATCCACATATCCGCCGACCCGTCCATTATGAGCGGGTCAATCGAGGCAATAAGCCTATAATGGCCAGCATAAGCGTTGACAGCGGGAAGTTCGCGGCATACCGGACGGATGATGCCTCCGGCGCTAATCCGGTGGTGGAGATTATCGCCGAAACTGACGGCGGGGCGTGTGTCCTGAAAGACAGCACCGGCAAAGTCTGGGTGTTCCGGCAATACGACGCCAAACTTGAATATAAGCGGTCAACTGATACAATCGGCGATACTTTCGGTGCCTGGACGGAGATTGTTGGAGCAGATGTTTCCGATGGTATTCCCGGCGCTTGCCAGTTTGATACATCGGCTATCGAGGTGGTTTATTTCAAGACGGACGATAAACTATATCGGAGCGTAACTTTGGACTACGGCGGAACTTGGGAATCCACAGAGGAGATAACAACGTGAGTCCGCAGGTTGTGATATTAGACACAGGGCAAATTATCCGGTGTGTCAACGGCAGCCAGTCCGGTTACTGCTGCGACGCTATGATTGACCCTATTACCGGTAAGGTGTTTCGGGCGGGGAGTGTGGGCGGCGGGCTGCTGGTTATAAGCGGAACAACCTGTAAGATTTATTCTGCTGGTTTGACCGAGGTGAGAACGCTTTCATATACGCTCGGAACTTATGAAGAATGTGATGTTTTGATGGTGGCAAACAAATGGTTGGGTATAGGAATCTATGAACCCGACCCTTATCCCGGAACAAAGGATGATGTGTTTCGTTCATTTCTTCTTTCAACTGGGGACGTTGTTACTTCCGTATCGCTATCTACAGTCAACTATTCTGCTGCTGATGGCGTAGGTTCATCGGACAATTATTTCTGGGAAGCCACCCGCCTGCGTCCTTCTGGCGGAATTGATGGGGATGTCCGATGGAAAAAGTTTAACGAAGTCGGAGCGGTCATTGTCAGCACAGACGTTAATATTGACGGTTGGGAACACGACATGATGATTTTCCCGTCTAATGACGCCGACGGATTAATATTTTCCCATTTTCGGAAATATGATGTCGACCATTTCGATTACAAAAATGCCGTGGTTTCAACGGTTGATTTTTCCTTTTTGGCCGAATTGACATCTTCGTATTCCCAGTATATGGGGATAGACCGGGCGGAAAAAGAATTGCTTGTCTGGGATGGGTCAACCTGCAACGTTTATGATTACGCTTTCAATCTGGCCAGGTCTTTTTCCGTCGGGTTCACATCTACCAGTTGGAGACCGATTGCCGTATCAAGAGGCAACTATTTTTTCTCCGGCAACGGAGTCATTCGTAAAACAAACAAGGACGGCGTTCTAATCAAACAGGAAACAGTGGCATCTGATGCCATAATGTGGTTTGGGAATTGATAAATGGATAACACCGAACTCATACGCCGGTTTATGGAAAGCGTCAAGCGCCAGGCGGAGAAGGAATCCGAGCAGGGGATAAACAAGCCCCGGAGCACGATTCGCCATTTGGAAGCGCAAGCCGACGGAACTAACGTCCGGCTACTTACGGCACTTCCCGCGTTCGCGCAGGAGGCAACCTAAAATGGCTGACCCTGTCGTGGTGAGCGTAACAGGCGAAATCGCGGCAAAGAGCGTAACCGGCACAATTACCGCCGTGTCCGTTTCCGCGAACATAAACGAATACGGCTGGTATGGGTTCTCCTGGTATAAGGATTTTTCAGCGGCAGGATTGGCCGGGTATCAAATAAGCGATTTCCCGGATATACCAATGGACAGTCCGCTGCTTGTGTATAACGTAACCAGCGCGGCAAAAGACCCGAATTCTTACGGGGATTGGGAGACATGATTAAAAATTGTTTGTAAAGTGAAGGAGTAAACAATGAGCCAAATTATCTCATATACCCGCGGCGACTCCGGGACAATCAGTTGTCAAATCAACGATTCTGCCGGGGACGGCTACGACATTTCGCTGGTAGACAAGGCCACGCTCTCCGTCAAGTCCGCCACAACCGACACCACGTATCAATTTCAGGTATCCGGCAACCTGCCGGGCGGCGCGACCGGATTGATAACCTTTACCATGCTACCGCGATATACGGGCTATCTGACCGTCAATTCAAGCGGTGAGCCGTTATCTGTTACCGGCTTGACCGGGGCGGAGGCGGCGGGAACCCTGGCAGCCGGGACGTATTACCACCGCGTTTCTGCCCTCAACTGGCGGGGTGAAACGCTGGCCTGTACCGAGGTCGGCACGGCGATAACCATTAACCACGGCGTAGAACTGGACTGGACGGCTGTTACCGGGGCGTCAAGCTATAAGGTTTACGGCCGGTCAACCGGGGCGGAACTCTATATCGCCACCGTAACCGCTCCGACCGTTACCTATACCGACTCCGGGGCGATCACACCGTCCGGCGCCTTGCCAACAGCCGACACAACGCGGATGAGCGCCGGGACATATTACTACGATGTCGAACTCCAGTGGTCCAGCGGCGCGACCATCTATACGCCACTCAACAGCACTTTTGTACTTGCCGCCGACATAACGGTTTCCACCCCGTAGGAGGATATAAATATGACATTTAAGCGGATAATTCAATGGGCGGCCGTTTCCGGGGCAATTTTGGCCGGGCTCTGGGCGGCGATTAAGTACCTGCCCTGCCCGCATAACCACATCATAGACAATGTGTGGGCGGCAAGCCAGATTTACCCAAAAGACAACACGTCGTTTATCAATATCCCGTTTTATTTCCGCGGCGCGTCGGTCAAGGATACCAACCTAACTGCACCGCCCGGCAGCCCGTCGGAAGGGGACAGGTATATCGTAGGTTCGGTCGCCACCGACACCTGGGCGGGCAAGGAAACCCAGATAGCGGAATATCATGCCCGGAGCGGCGGAACCGCAACCTGGTATTATACCGACCCGTGGCGCGGGTTATCTTCCTGGTGTGAGGCTGACAGCATCCTCTATATTTATAATGGGGCGTCTTGGACGACTTCCAGTTCGGCAATTGGGACGCTTGCACATTCGTCTTTAACCAACCTCTCCTATGCCTCAGCCGGTCATACCGGCTTTGAGCCGACCGTTACAAAGGGCAATCTAACCACCGGCACGGCCGGGGTAACGGTTACCGGCGGAAGTTCTGCGGTCATCGGGTCCGGGACAACCCTTAATATCGCCACCGCGACCGGTTCCGATAGCGGTTTGCTTTCAAATACCGATTGGTCCACCTTTAACGGCAAGCAGGATGCCTTAACCTTCATTCACCCGATTGTCAATTCCGGCGGGAGTGTGTCTATGGACCAGGCCACCACTTCAGACAGCGGGTTTTTATCGGCCATCGATTGGAACACCTTCAACGATAAGGCCGAGGCCGCGCATACCCACGTCGCGGCGGACATTACCGATTTGGATAATTCTTACGCTACCGACACCGCTTTGGCAGCCGAGGCCGCGCAGCTTCGCGCAGAGGCCGCCACAGATACAGAGCTGGAAGATGCTATTGCAGCAACGGAAGCACAGCTCCGGGCGGAGGCGGCAACGGATACGGAATTGGCAGCCGAAGCGGCACAACTGCGGGCTGAAATGGCAACTGATACGGAACTTGCCGGCAAGGAGCCGACGATTTCCGCCGGGGCGGTGTCCCAATACTGGCGCGGTGATAAATCTTGGCAGACGCTTAATTTGGATGCCCTGGCTGATGTCCTGGCATCCGGTGCCGCACAAGGCGATATTCTATACTTTGACACCGACTCCTGGAAGCTCTTGACCGCTGGCGATTCCGGCAAATTCCTCAAGACCCAGGGCGCGGCGGCAAATCCCATTTGGGATACCCCGGCCGGCAGCGGTGATATGCTTAAGGCCGATTATGCTACCCAGGACGCTAACATCGTTGACACGGCGTTTCAGATAGAGATACCCAGTCAGGCAACCGGCG